CAGTGAGATATCGGTGCCGGTAAAGACGTTGAAGTAGATATTGTAGGCGAGATCACGGACCTGAGAGCCCTTGGACTGAACAAATAGAATATCGTAGTTGGCGATGATCGGCGGCATGTCGTTAGCGCCAATGAATGACTGGGCAGTCGCCACAATATTAGACGGAGTTACTGGGGCCGCGACTCCTTGCGACACATATCCACCATTAACAACCCATGCAGCCTTATCGCTGAACAGCAACATTCCAGCCGGGACCGATACGATTGACTTAATTGTGTTCAACGTCCCGGAAACTAGAGTTCCAGTGATTGAATCGTCCGGTTCAATCGGGTTATGAGTATCAAAGTTGTAGTACCGCCCCGGTTGCGACATGTAAAATGTCTCGGGGGCCGCTGCCGGAGCCGCAAGGATCAGTCGTTGCTGAAAGAATCCAGCAACCGACGGATTGCCATTGCCAGTTGGCGTCAAGGTGACAGTTGCAGCTGCTGATCCGGAACTAAACGCAACTGTTGGTGCTGAGGTATACCCAATTCCCTGTGTCTCTACAATAACCGCTACCACACCCCAAGTGACGTTAACAGTTAGCCCCGTCCCAGCGCTAGAGGCCGAGACCTGTGTGAGTGGATTACCTGGGACCGAGCCAGACGTAATCGACCCCACAGATGCAATAGCTATGGTAAGGGCCACACCACTACTATCAACAGTCAAGATCCTGAAAGTAACTCCATTACCAAAGTTGGCTGTATCACCAGCCCTATAACCAGTCCCGCCAGCTGCTATAGTCGGTGTGTCGATAATTCCAAGCTGCGCAACTGCCGAGGCCAAGACTGTGGGGCTACCACCAACAAACGACACAGTCGGCACGGTGGTGTAAGTGCCTGGCGTAGTGACCGTGACAAAGGCGATCCCATTGCCAACGAATGGATTCTTCGCCACCGGCGGAGTATGGGCGTAATCGGGGCCGATATTATCATCGATAAAATACGTCCCAGACAGCGTGCCGACAAAGCCATATTGAATCCCAGGCGGCTGCACACCAAAGTATGAGATCGGGGATTCATAGACATTATAATAAGCCGCTCCTGAAACGCCATTCCACTGAACGGAGTTGGTCCCGCCACCACCATAATTTCGGATATCAACTCTGGGTCCGATCTGGGCTGGGGCAGATGGGGATGATTCATCTCCGTTATCGTCAACAGCGGTCACAACATAAGAATAGAACGACAGCCCCGGCCAACCATATGGTTGGTTGATAAGGGCGTCCATTGTTGGCAATGAAGAGAAGATGCGGATTCCAGTTGGGGCCGATACCTTTGGTCCAATAACCACCGGAGCAAAGGCCCAGTCTGTAGCCGTGATCAGCGTCAACGAATATGGGACATAACTGGGATGGGTCAAGATCATTACGTTAGTAGCCTGCGTGAACTTCAACAACGCAAGGTCAGCCGCCGCGTATGGCGAGGTAAGGGTATAGATGCTGGCAGCTGTGCCGCCGGAGGTATAAGCGCCGTATCCTGTAGAGTCGATTGCAACGCCGTTAAGCCCAGCGATTGTGACGTTGTTCCCAGATACGTTTGTGATTGTAAAGTATCGGCCATTGAGTTGGGTCATTCCACCAACATCGGCAACAAAGATCCAATCGGCCGTGGTGTAGGAATTGCCGGGGATGGTTAAGACGCAAGGGTTGGCTTTAGTCGCGCCAGTAATCGACAGTGGTGTATTGACAACAGACGCGCCCTGATAAATAAATCGGACGTACTTGTCCCCGAACTCGATAATGTAGCCGGTGTTGAAAGTTGCTTGGAACGGAATCAGCCGGACCGCAGTGGCTTGCTTATAAGCCTGAATAATATACTTTGTCCCCGGGCGCGTACTTGCGCCTCCACGATAATCAACAAAGAAATTCTCGAGCAGCGCTGCGCCAGAGCGGTACTTCTGAATATCCACGCGCGCGAATAGGCTAGGTGCCCACTCGCCGCTGTTGAAACTGGCTTGTACCGCAATATCACTCATCCAAATATCGGGTACATCCCGCCCCAATCAAATCCAGTAAACGGCCCGCTGTATGGGGCCGAAAAATCCACCCCACGAATCCTGATCCAGTCTGGGGTTACATCGTTGACTGATAGCGACTCATTGCCATCGTTGGCCCGAGCCCATGCAATTGCCTGGTTCACCTCCTGAATCGCCAAGTTCGCAAGCTTCTTATCCCCGGTCAGTGGGATAGTTAGCTCTGCGCCAAGGGCCTTGGCCCACGTATCAAGGAAGCTCTGATCCATAAGATCAGGATCAGAGATATCCTGAACGTAAGTGACGATCGCAAACTCTTGATTCGTTAAAATGATACGTTGTGGCGCAGGATTGCCATAAGTCAGGTTGAAGGTCGCCCCAACGCCGGAGCCCGTAGTATAGCTTTGGCTGATCGGGTTCGGCAGAGCAGCGAAGTAACTTCCACCAACTAATGGTCCCTGCGCCACACCGCTCTGAGCCGGTGCAGTTTGAGTGTTCATGACCTGCGAACGTATTGATACACCCGTAACTGACCCGCCCGAGACTGACGTAACAAGCAACTGTATTGGACCGCCAACTGGCTGACCGGTCCATGAGATCAGGCCCGTGGTCGGATTAATCATACCCGGACCGAAGATGACATCGCCTACAGCGTATCCCGCTCCACCACTGGCAACTGTAACGCCCGTGACCGGGACAAAGGTATCGTTCTGGACTTTGTACTTAACCGGAGGCCCCTGCCAGAAGCTAGCGGCACCTCCAGTGACTGCGGTCGAAATGGGGATGCCACCAGCAAACCCGGTCTGCGTAGATGGGATAATCCAGCAGACACGTAAGCAGTCTACTGGGTATTGGTATTCATAGTTCCATGGAGGTGCTGGCTGTCCGGGTGCCCAAAGCGTTGTGCCTGCGATTGGGTTCTCAGGCGTTCCAGGGGTTGAGGTGATGAAGATTAGATTTGCAGTTGCAAGGCCATGATTCCACGGGGCCATCCGCAGAAGGCGGCGACGGACATTGTCGATCTTAAGGTTGGCTTGTATCGCTTCGTTGGTAGAATTGGCCGCAAGTTCAGCATCCGTCACCGAAGTGCGGGTGCCGGGGATCTGCAAGGCCCAGTTGACAATGTCCGTCGCGGTAGTCATTAGGCGGCCGTCGGCGCGGGTGGATTGACAACGTTGCTAAGATTGGTCGCTAACGTGTTCAACTTTCCGGTAATGACAGCAGCATCAGCGTCACTTACACTTGGCAATGACGCAAGTTCATCTGTAAGGGTCTTGATATCAGCAACAGCGGCCGCAACCGCAGTCTCAAGACTGGCCTCGGCAGCTTGCAGATCGGTAAGTGCAGACATGATCTTAGTCTCCATCTGTTGGAAGTCAGCATATGTAGCAAGGCCAAGAAACGGCATTACCGCTTCCCTTGTGTCCCGCAGTTACCGTGATTGGTGCCTCCAATCCCCGGTCCTCGGGTTTGATTCTTAGGCCCAACTGGCTCCTTGTACGATAGCGGCTTGGCCTCATATACCCCGCCGCAAGTGGCACGTTTGCCACCGTTGGATTTGCTAGATGCAAATGGTGCGAGAACGTCGGCCATCAAATCCTCCTAGTGGGGGTTAGCTTTGAATTCGTCTGGGAGTCAACCTCCGCCTCGGTTGGTGTAGACCCGCCCTCGACTGGCGCAGGCGTTACCGGCTTGCCTTGCTCAACCTCTTTCTGTTTACGAAGGCCCTCGTTGATCTCACGAAGCTCGGCCATTGCATCTGAGATGATGTGAGTGAACCCAGGCACTGCCCCTGAGGTCTTCTCAACAATGTTCAGCAGCTGCATCACGCGGTCGTGGTCTTTGATCATCCGTGCCTCCCTTGGCTTCCGCCCTTGCGGGTTGTCTGGGACTTGTTCATCGGGGCCTTATACCCACGGCCCAAGTCCTTATGTCCGCGGGTCCGAACCTGTTGCAGACCGATATCGGCAACAGTGCCGGGGTTGATGGCCTTGGGTTTTGGCTCAACCTTCTGCTGGCCGCTTCGGCTGTTGCCCATTCCCTGTTTCATGGATACCTCCAATAAGTCTAGTGTGGTCGTAGCGATTGCCCCCACGCTGAGTCATGTCCTGTCGAACACGCTCAAACTTGCCGTCTTTGTCGAGGTCGAACAGATCCTTTAGCAGATGCTTGAGCCGATCGTCACAGCGCTCAACCTCCCGCATGATGTACGCAGGGACCTCGAGACCAAGTTCCTCGTACATGTATTTGATGTCGTGCATATCATGCATATACATCATGAACCGCCGCATCTTCTCCGGGATCTCAGACTCAGCATCCTTCATGTAAAGAACGACTTCAGTCAGCATACTCCGCAATGCCTGCATATCGCGGGCAATGTTCTTGAGGTAGGCATCGGCATCTTCGCTCATTTGCGCTTCTTCATCGCGTTGCTCAAACGTTTCGTTCCTTTATCTGCTTGGTTGAACTCCTTCGCTACCTTGGTTGGGATACCCACCTTCTTGGCGAAGGCTGGGTTATGAGCGGCTGCCGCCATCGTGCGAGCCTGTTTCGGTGATTTGCTGGGCATATAAGCTCCTATGGAGAAATACAGTTACCTGACGAAGAGGCCGGGCAAGCCGCACCTCCAAGATTTGACACAGAATTAGTCACACCACGAAAAGTGTTATAGGCAACTGTCGTGTATGTAGCGCCAGCACTCAACTTCACGCCATAACCTAAATTATCGAAAACATTGCTGTTGATTACGTTGGCAACTGGAGTACCAAGCATCGAAATACCAGTAGCGCCACTACCTCCAGTACAGCCACTAACGAGACAATTAAAGACATTGTTAGTGATCGAATGATCCTGCGATCCGACCGCAGTATTAAAATCAATCCCGGACCAATTCGGGGTTACATAGAAAATATTACCCGTAGCGATAACCGAGGCGATATTAGAGAATATTACAATCTGACTATGGTCGCAATTATACTGGCTATCTCTCGAAACCAACAAAGAGTTATCAGCTTGTGTGCCCGGAACAATAATGCCCGAGCCACAATTTACAAATTGAGAGGCGGCAACTGTTACACCTTGGGTATGGTTGCCCATAACTACACCATAAGCAACATAGATAAAGACGGATCGAGTAACATTGTAGAAATATGCAAGTTGTCCCACACTACCATTGGAACCGGCCTGAATTCCAACACCCTTCTCGTTGCCACTACCTCCACTATAAGAACCATAAACAGTAATTCCCGCAAAATTCACATCGCTAAGATTGACAATATTGACCCCATAACCCCAATAATCGTTGTTAAGCCCATTGAGGTCCTGCCCTGCAAAGGTAACATTCTCAACACTAGATTGTGTTACATTGGCTTGGTGAATTGAATCCGTAATATTGAGTGCAGTATGGTTAGTGCTACCAGTAATAAATGCAAGGTTCTTAACTACAAAGGACTGGGTAGCAAGTGGAAGTGAAAAGGAAATTCCATTAGTTGACGGCCATAAAAGTTGCGTCGAGCCAGGGCCCGAACCAGATAATGTAACGTTGTAAAACCCTGTGGATGGATAAGTATAGGAGACTGCCGAATTGAATTTGTAAATGCCCCCGGAAAAACCAATGCAGCCACCGGTAGAAGATAACGAACTAAGGGCCCCGGAAAGTGCAGTCGAATTGTCGGTGCTATTATCTCCAGCCCCGCCAAAGGCTTCAATAGGTGTGCAAGCAGGTGCCCCAGATACGGTTGTGCCATTAGAGGCATAAATTGCAATTTGACCTTGAGTTCCAGATGCTACAGTGCCACTGCCGGTACTTCCACCACTAGCCGCAATGGTTTGATTTGGCCACATACCAGTGATGGTGATATTAGCTCCTGCACTTAGATTGGGCGTGGAAGTTCCAGTACCGCCATTGACAATCGACAATGGCAATGATGGAAAGCTAATCCCAGCAATTGCAGTATCAACAAAAGCTGTGCTGGCACAGGCATTACTATTATCCCCCGGCGGCCTTGTTGTGCAAGTGACGTTCTGCGCATCTGCCGGGAATCCATGGACCCAAGCAACTACAAAAGGAAAGATAAGCATCCCAGCCATATGACATCTCTTAGACATTGCTATCGACCACTGTTAGAGGATTGTTCACTCCAGAAGCTGCAAAAGCTTGCCAAGGCTTCTGACATTCTCCATCGATCCGCAAACTTCCCCCATTGCTATATACCCTAAAGCATCCACCAAGGGCCGCGGTTGTCGGTGTCAGCGGAAAGTCCGATCCATTCACAATCACGTACATGGGGGCCACAAACACATCTACAGTCCCGGGATTGTGGATGGTAATGTTTTGTCGTTGAGGATTAGCCCCCACAATCTGTTGCGGGATCGT